TTTAGGCGTGATCTGTCTATTTGCTTTCATAAAACCTCCATGCGCTTTCTTTGTCCGTGAAAACATGCCACAAATAACCACGGCTTTCAGGGTAACGTTCTTCTCTAACCTTCCACACGTCACCATCAAGGATAGGCTCTTCAAAATCTGGATTAGGCACTTTAGCCGTTTTAGGTGCTGATATGTTAATCATTTTTAATCTCCATCAATGCTGTAAGTTTTTTTGTTAATTCTTTGGCTTCCGCGCTAGGCTCTCTATGGTCAGGATCTTGTTCTAAATCCTTAATCGCCTGTCGTTTGATCTGGTCTAATAGGTGGCGGACTTCTATTTGTTTTTGCTGGATATTCATCTCTGCAAATCCTCCAACAACTTAACCTGATTCCCCATGACGCCCTGCATCGTCACAGCAACCCCGTGATAATGTCCAGCCATAACCCCAGCAGTTCCGCCGATTGTTAAGAATAACAGGGCGGTGAATATTAAAATTATGTTTTGCATATTGTGTTTTCCTTTTATTGATCGGGTTTTGATTATTAAGGGGTTTTTGTAGCGGAAACCCAATAAAACCGCTGATTTATTTCTTGATCGGGTTTTGATTGGGGGAGCAATCCCCCAATTGTTATGCTTTTTGCGCAATAAAGTTTATGAAAAAAGCCTTTTCGCCTTTCGCAGCCAAAAATCCCGTGCCGCGATCAGAGAATTTTTTTAATTGTTCGATTGTTGCGGCAACAGATTTTTTTGAGTTTAAATTTTTAACTTTCGCAAACGCCATCGCGTTTTCTATAATCTGCGCCTCTGTTAATGTTTTAAATTCACATCCTGCCCAGCCAATAGATAGCTGGCGCAATGGGTTTGAGTGATTTGTGACGATTTGAATTGTGTGTTTCATATAAATTCTCCATTTGATCTGTAACCAGCTTAATTGCTGCTCTTGATATTAAATATAGTGCAATATTTTCACTTTGTAAAGAATTATTTTTGTTATTTTATTTCAAAGATTGATTTCTTCTTGAAATTTTTTTCATTATATTATATAATAAAAACATGGTTTCAGGACGATTAACAAAATACAAGCCCGAATATGTCCAATTTGTTGAGGGATATTTGGAAAATTATTTTACGCATCAACACGCATTCCCCTCTATTGTGGGTTTGGCGTACCTTTTAAGTGTCCATGAACAAACTATAACGAATTGGGCTAAAGAGTTTCCAGAATTTGGCGAAATGATCGAAAAAGTCCGCCAAAAACAAGAATCCGTTGCGTGGTTCAATGGTATGACAAATAATTACAACCCTCATCTTTGCAAACTTCTTCTTGGAAAACATGGATATAAGGAGCAGTCCCAATCTGAATCTAACGTAACGATAACGCCTTTGGGGGCGATTCTTGATGAAATCCAAGAATGACGATGCAGCGGCTATATTGCTCAAAGAAAAGCTAAGCAACCAGCTATGGCGTTTGAACAATTTATATTTCATAATTAACAAAAGTGGCAAGAAGCAAAAATTTGCACTAAATAAATACCAGAAAAAATTTTATGACGAAATGCACACGCGCAACGTGATTTTAAAATCGCGCCAGCTTGGTTTTACGACATTTATTTCCATACTTATTCTTGATAACATGCTTTTTAAGAAAAACTTTAAAGCTGGTATTATTGCGCATACCTTGCCCGATGCAGAGTCTATCTTTAGGGATAAAGTAAAATATGCTTATGAAAACTTGCCGGATTGGCTAACAAAAGACCCCTCCTTTGATCGGCTTATGGGGTTTAATACAAAGAACGCCAGCACCCTGACTCTTAACAATGGCAGCAGCGTAAGCGTTGGGTTATCCCACCGAGGCGGCACTCTCCAAATGCTGCATATATCGGAGTTCGGGAAAATTGCTGCACGTATGCCTGATAAGGCAACGGAAATTCAAACGGGGGCTTTTCCTGCCGTCCCCAATGATGGTTATATTTTTATAGAATCCACAGCGGAGGGGCATGATGGCGCATTTTATAAAATGTGCCAAGACGCAATGAATAGGGAAAAATCCTCACAGCCCTTGACGCAGCTTGATTTTAAATTCCATTTCTATCCTTGGCAGCAAGCCGATGAGTATAGGTTAAACGTGGAGGAGGCGCGTTTTGTTTCCGTAAACAAACAAATGCAAGATTACTTTGAGAAATTAAAATCACATGGCGTTGGGACTGATCCGCTGCAGCAGGCTTGGTACGTTCGGCAGCACGATTCCCTTGGTGATTATGTCAAAAGAGAATACCCATCAACGCCAGAAGAAGCGTTTGAGGCATCTAATGAGGGGGCGATTTATCTTAAGCAAATGACGTACCTTAGAGAAAACAAACACATCACGCGCGTTATTTATGACCCTGCAAAACCTGTCTATACGTTTTGGGATATTGGTTCGCGCGACCTTATGGCTGTTTGGATAGGGCAACAAATGGGTAATGGTTTTGGTTTTATTGATTACCACGAAGCCTACAAAGAGGGCTGGGACTTTTGGCGAAAACAGCTTGTTTCTTTGAAATATAATTATTTCAGGCACTACTTCCCCCACGATGGTGAACAAGGGCGAAATTCAGAATTAGGCATAACCAATCATAAGAAAATGGCTGAAAACGTAGGGTTTGAGGAAATTAAAATCGTCGAGCGCACAAAGGATCGTTGGTTTGATATTCAAACAAAATGCCGTCCAGTGCTGACGCGCTGCTTTTTTGATGAAGTCCGTTGCTCCCAAGGCATAAAACGTCTTGATAATTATCGCCAAGAATGGGATTCAAAGCTGGGCGTTTTTCGTTCCCAGCCACTACATGACGATAATTCAAATGGTGCTGATGCGTTTAGGACTTTCGCGGTGGGTTTTGAGTTTATTCAAAGGCAAGATAATATCTTGCATGTTTCGCGGTACAATGATACCATAGGGGAAATTTCTTACAACGACCATTATTTTTGAGGGTTTTTTATGGGTGGTTTGTCAAAAGCGTTAGGTGGTCTAATTAGTGCCCCAAAAGCACCAGAGCCAGCACCTGTTGTTGTTGAAAAGCCAGCAACGCTTGAACAGCCTGTTACAAAAGAGGCTAAATCAGAGGATTTAGCAAAAGAGCAAGAAGCCCTCAAAGACAGATTGAGGAAGCAAAAAGGCAGGCAGGCAACGTCTTTGTATGGCTCTATGCTTGGTGGCGATGGGGCTACAAATATAGGCGGTTTGGCAACAAAAACCTTATTAGGTGGGTAATGCAGGCAATGCAGGCAAAAGATATTATATCGGCGCAAAGTGCTTTAGAATCTGATCGGTCATTGTTTGAGCACCAATGGCAAGAGATTGCCGAATTGTGCTTGCCAAAATCGGCTTTCTTTTTCAGTGAAAACACAACGCAAGGGCAGAATAAGGACAATCGCCGATACGACGACACAGCCTTACTTGCAGTTACAAAAGCCTCCTCTATTATGGCATCACTTCTAACGCCAGCGACAACGAATTGGCATCAGTTTTATATTGATGGGCAGTCAGATCAATCTAACGAAGATCAGAAATGGTTTGATCGCACAAGCGATTTTTTCTTTCGCCAACGCTATAGAACAAGCGTGTCGTTTTCTTCTCAATCTTACGAATTTTATCAAAGCCTATTCGCCTTTGGAACAGCGGTGATGATCGTTGAGGATCGTATCCCCAATGGTGTTTATTATAAAACCGCGCATATTGGGGAGTTTTGTTTTACTGAAGACTACACAGGTAAGATCGATCAGGTTTATCGAAAATACAAATTAACAGCAGCACAGGCAGAGCAAAGGTTTGGTGATGAAGCCCTAACCGAGTCCATGCGCCGCGCCAAAGATAAGCAGCCGAACGAAAAGTTCTATTTTATTCATGCAGTCATACCTGATAACGGAAAGTTTAAGTCTTACCACGTTTCACTTGAAAGCCAACAAATAATCTCTCAAGGCGTGATGAAAAGGAATCCTTATATTGTTTCACGTTTTGCGACAGGCGTATCCGAAACATACGGAAGATCGCCTGCTATGCACGTTTTATCCGAAATAAAAATGTTAAACACAATGCGGCGCACCCATATTCGCGCGGCGAATCTATCGGCTGATCCAACCTATCTTGCGGCGGACGCACAGACAGTTCGTAATAAATTGTTGATGGGGCGTATAAATTATGGAATGCTTTCAGATTCGGGGCAAAAACTTATCCAGCCTTTGGACAGCAACGCAAATTATAATATATCAAGCGATATTATAAACGAAAGTAGGGAGCTTATAAACGAGGCTTTTTTCTTAAATCTATTTCAAATCCTTGTGGATAGTCCATCAATGACGGCGACCGAGGTCTTACAGCGTTCACAAGAAAAGGGACAAATGATTTCGCCGATTATGATGCGCCAAGAGTCCGAGTTCTTAAACCCTCTTATCGAAAATGAAATAGCTTATTATGAAGATTATGGCGTGTTTGAAGATGGCAATATTCTTGCGATGCCACAATCAATAAAGGAGCAAGGCGGCGCATTTAGCATAAGATACACAAGCCCCCTTGCTAAAATGGCGCGTGCCGAAGACGCTTTATCCACAGAACGCCTATTGCAATCCATGTTGCCGTTGGCGCAATTTGATCCAAACATTGTTGCGCGGTTTGATTTCAAAGAATACGGGAACATTATGCGCGAATCTTATGGCGCACCTGCAAAAGTTTTTAAAGCTGATGAAGTCGTTGAAGCGGAATTGCAAGCCAAACAGCAACAAGAGCAGCTTGCACAGCTTGCACAGGCTGCCCCATCAATCGCTGGATCAATTAAAGACATAGCACAAGCGGAATCTTATGCGGCAACAGCACAATGAAGATCAGATATTAAGGGACTTAAAGGCAGCGTATACAGCGGCTTTTGAGGGGGCTTTAGGGAAAGTGTTACTAGATGATTTGGCGCATTTTTGCTATGCCTACAGCACAACCGAATCCGAAGACCCTAACATAATGCAACGTAGAGAGGGGCGCAGACAGGTTTTTCTTAAGATCATGGCTATGCTTGATTTAGACTTAAACGATATTTTAAACCACCAAGAGGAAGATTATGACTGATACCATTACAGATCAACAAAACATCGAGGCACAAACCGCCACAGATCAAGGCGCACAAGCCGACACACAAGCGACACAAAAGCAATGGTTCGATGATATGCCCGATGAAATGAAAGGTTATATCCAAAACAAGCAATGGGACACGCCTTTAAAAGCGATTGAGTCTTATCGTAATCTTGAAAAATTTCAAGGAGCAGACAAAAACGACATTTTAAAATTGCCAAAAAATGAAAATGGCGAATATGTTTTAGATGAAGTTTATGCGAAACTTGGGCGACCTGAAACAGTTGATGGCTACAAGCTGGACGCTCCCGATGGATTTAATGTAGATCAGGAGCGCGTCAATACAGTAAAACAAATCGCGCATAGTGTTGGGATCACGCAAAAGCAATTAGACGCGCTGTTTAAAGCGGATGTTGAATACACACAAAAATCTTACGAATCTTATGCCAATGATTTAAAACTACAGCAAGAAGCCGACCTCAATGATTTAAAAAGGGAGTGGGGTCAATCTTACGAAGAACGCACGGAATTAGCGCGGCGTTTCATCAATAAAAATCTGCCCGATGGTCTAAACAAAGAAGAGGCATTAACAAAGATTGAGGAGGCTATCGGCACAAAGGCGATGCTTAAACTGTTTGGTAATGCTGGTTATTCTATCAAGGATGACACAGTGCCGCATGCAGGCGGTGGGGCGACTTATGGCATGACCAAAGAGCAAGCTATCTATGAAAAGACTAGGTTAATGGAAGATATTAAATCAGATCCAGCCCGATTAAAAGAATACAATGAAGGCAAGAAAAATGCTGATAGACTCAAGATAGAAAAATACAATAGCCTTATTGCTTTCTAAAAAATTATATGGTATTATTATACCATACGGACAAGGCTTTGCGCCCCTGTATTTTTTTACTACATAGCAAAGCCCCTCAATAAAGAGGATAAGCGGCATTTATTTATCGTTTAACCTATTTATTTTGAGGTATCCTTATGTCTGACGACCAAATTTTAAAGTTACGTACTATCGACTTTCAAGATAGCTTGGATATGCTATCACAACAAAAGACGGCAAAACTAGCAACCTACACAGTTCAAAAGAATTGTGCTGGTTCTAAATCTAGCCGCATCACTTCCCAAATTGGTGAAACACAAGCTGTTCGCCGTACACAGTCAGCGCAGCCAGCTATTAACCTTGATGTCCCTCTTGATGGGCGTTGGGTGTATCCTGAAATGTATGACTGGGGGAAAGTTCTTGATGATATTGATCTAAACAAAATGACGATTGATCCCACAAGTGCTTATGTTCAAACCGCAGTTGCGTCATTAAACCGAATCCAAGACGACTTGTTTTTAAATGCGTTTTTTGGCACATCACAAACAGGTGAGACAGGCGGAACGGCTGTTACGTTCTTGACTAGTAATGTTGTTGATGATGATATTGGTGCGTCCAATTCTGCTTTGAATGTTGCTAAAATCTTGGCTGGTATTGAAATTCTTAACGGACACAATATCGACCTTGATTTTGAAGAAGTTTATTGCGGCATTACCCCCAAAAGCGTAACGGCGTTGATGAATGATGATAAATTCTCAAATGCTGATTACAATTCTGCGATGTTTAATTCCAATGGTTCTTTAACAAGTTTCCGTTATTTGGGAATTAACTTTGTTGTTTCTAACCGCTTGCCAACGACTACAAACGCTGATCCTCAAGCTGTTCGCCGTTTGCCGTTGTGGTGTA